ATTTCTCAACAGACCATCTACCATTAGAGTCAACGTCAAGGTCAAAGATACCACCAGTAGCAGTATTGTTTTGAGCGCCAGGACGTGCGTTGGTGTATACAGTTCTAACAACTTCTCTGTTGATTTCAGCAAGGATCTCAGTAGAGAGGATGTTGGAAAGTTCCTGCTCAGCATCAAGACCATGAATTGCTTTCAAGTCCTGAGCAAGTTCTAAACTGTACTCAGCTTTGAGGGCTCTGGATCTAGCAGTCACAGTAACCTTCTCAATGCTGAATCCCATTTCGCGGAAGTCAGTACCAGACTCACCAAGACTTTCAGAAGCCGCAGTGGTCATTCCTTTTGCATCACCAGTTAACTCGTAAGTACCAGGTGAAGAATCGTTGAGAAGTGCAGGGTTAGTACCTTCTGCATCGTTGTTAGCAGAACTAGATGCGCCAGGATCGTAGGTGGAAGAAGTATCGCCACCAGAGAAACCAGCGTTAGGCTCGTTGAAGAATGCTTCATCGTAACCAGCGGCGTTAGGATCAGTTCCTGTACCGTAGTTAGAACGCATTGCGAAGATCAGTCCAGTAGGACCAGTCATCGGTTGTACGCCAGCAATATCGTATGCGATAAGTTGTGGCATTGAACGTCTGATTAATGAAATCAGAACTGGGTCAAAACCAGCAACAGGACCTGTTGCGGTTGCGCTACCAGAAAATCCACCAGTGCCAGCGGCCATGGTAGGTGCCTCAGTAAGCATCTGCTTTTCTTCGGCGGCAGCAAATTCTTGGTTCTCTAAGAGTTGAGCAACAACTGCACGTTTGTGAGAATCTTCAATCTTTGGAAGTGCCTCGTGATCAAGTACAGGTGCCCACTTCTCTTGGAGTTGCTTAAGATCAGCCATTTTATCTCCTAAAAGTTTTTAATAAGTGGTTAGTATTTACAAATAATTACGAATGAGACCAGCGACTCAGAGCATCAACATATGCGCCCATAGGTCCAGTATACTGTGCCTCTTCTACTAAGGGTTCAGCATCCTCTGTAGGATCTACACTTGGAGCAGACTCTACTTTCTTAGTAAAATACGACTCCTTAATAGTATTGATTTTCTGACGAAAACCTTCTTCACTCTCAAACTCAACACCTTCTGCAAGAGAAGAAAGCTTCTCTTTTTGTGTTTCGGTAAGACCGACTCCACACTCGTTCACGATTTCCATTTTTACGAAGTCTCCAATGCGCTTATTCAAAGCAACATTAGATTCAATTTGCTCGTTGAGTTTTCCTTCCATATCATCTAATTGTTCTACCATGCCATCAAGCAGGTTGAACTTCTCTTCGGGTACACCAACGTGGTGGTCTACGAAAAGGCTTTTTAGACCGTTCATAAACGACTCTGCGATTTCATTCTTAACGCCATGCTCAACAGCGAGGGTATTCTCCTCCATCCACTGCTTAGCGGCATAAGACAGATAGTCGTCTACTTTTTCGGCCAATTCTGTTTTGATCTGCTCAACCTGTTCGGTAAGTGCAGATTCAAATGCTTCTTGGACTGCAGTAACTTCAGCGTTAACCTTAGAGGTAACTGCTGCTTCAAAGATTGTTACTGCTCGCTCTCTGAATTCTTCTGAGAGCTCTTCACCAGCGACAAGAGCGTCAACATCTTCACTAAAGTCGTACTGGGTTTCAGCGATTGTCTCTTCTTCGCCATCTTCTACTTCCTCCATTTTAGCGGATGCATCAGAAGGTTTGGTCTTAATGGACTTATCGCCTTCTACACCAACAGGTGCAGCTGCGGATGATCCAAGGTTTTTAGTACCCTTAGCTCCTTCCTCAGTTTTGTTATCTGTTCCACCGATGTTGGTGAAATTTCCGCCAGAGGTGTCAATTTTCTCTCCAGCAGTAGCGCCCTTTTTGATAGCAGCGACACCAGTTGCAGCTTCTTCTGCCACGTCTGACATGCTTGCCTCAAATTCTGCGTCGCGGTTATCGGACATTTTTGAATCTCCTGTAGTCAGCATTTGATTTATCTATAGATTATTTATACTTTACAAACTTTGTAAAAAGGTTTTGAACGCGGAAATTTTGCGTTCTTGGATGTTAATGAGTGTTGATTGGTCAATTTCTTGCTTAAGTTCCGCAATATTTGCTTCTTTAAGCAGTCCATTATCCCAGACCCACTCTTTACCTTCCATGATTCCATCAACAAATGCATCAGGAGCAGAAGGATCTGCAACGATATCGGCTGCAGTAGCAAGCATAAAGTCATCCTCTACGATTGCCATGTCTTCTTCTTTACGGATGGATCCCATACCGCGAGAAGAAACGCCAAGTTTCACACCCTCGTCAAGAAGCGATTTTGCAATGTTACCCATTGGGGTATCAAGCAACTTCGCTTTGCCAACAAAGTTGTTGCCTTCTTGTTTAAGGTTTACGATCTTGTGACTTACCCTGTCAAGGTTGATGGAAGGACCATCAGGGTGACCGAGTTCGCCAAGAGCGCGACCTTTACTAATGAAGTTCTCATCATATTTAGCAACTTCGCGGGTCAAAGTTTCCACGGGATAAAATCTCCCGTTACGATTTTTGATTCCTCCCTGCAGGAAAACGCCTTCAATGAAGTGGGCTTTTTTCCCATCCTCGGTATCTTCTGCAAGGAAGTTAACGTTTAGAATTTCTTCACTGATTAGTTTCATCTGTTGTTTCCTCAGGTTCAGTAGTTACTTGGTCAACTGGTTCTGAATCTTCCTGTTCTGACTGAGCCATAGCAACTGCAGTATCTGCAGTGTCTGGAATATCAGTGTTGTCAGGTAATTGATCAGTTAATTCGTCAGCTACAGCTTGTCCTGTTTTAGCAGGATCAAATCCCCATTGCTGCGCGAATTCCACTTTCTTTGCTTGGATGTCTTCGTAGGACTTAGCATTTAATGCCTGTTGAATAGCATCAATTGCGCCCGATTTGTCATCAGCAAATACTTTATTTACAATATCGTTTGCGATATCAGAAGCCATAATTTTATAATGTGATAATACTATTTAGATTTCTCCGCGCTTAGCATCCTCGGAACTCAATTCATCATCTGAAAAGAGAGGTTGCTGACCAGCGGGAGCGCCTTCACCAGGCGGCAATGCACCACCGCCTTCGGCGGCCATCATTGCTTCTTCGGCAGGATCTACGATCTTACCTTCCGCCATCTCAGAGTCAATCTGTTTGTCAATCTCAGCAATTTCCGTATCGGTTTGCTTGAGAACTTGACGACGGATATAGTCAATACTAAAGTATTTACCCACGAATGGATCCATAGTACCGACAAGGTTCATACGCTCATTACGGATTTCTGTTTCTTTCAGTTCATTGAAGTAACTATCCGCAATGTAGTTAATCTGGATATGATCCTTGTAGTCATCCCATTCATCAATAGAGATGACTTCTTTTAAGATTAACTGCGTCTTGAGGAGATCCATGAATAGTTCACTGAATCTCTTACGAAGACGTGCGATGAATTTCTGGAATTTAACTTCGTCGCGGGTGATCTCTGCTGCGCGTCCGATGTTAAAGGTTGTCTCTGTCTCTAGTCTGGAGGAGGGGACGTTGAGTGCTTTGTAGAGTTTCTTTTGGAAGTATTTGACATCCTCCAACTCACCCAGATTTTGACCACCAGGGAGAGTAGTAATTTCCGTTCCTCTACCACCTTCACGGCGAGGTAACCAAAAATCCTCAAGCATTGACATAAATTTCTTATCGTCTCTAATCTCGCCTGTGCTTGCATCGTAAACCAGTTTGTTACGATAGCGACCCATAACCTCACGGAGATACTGCTCGGCTTTTTGCTTAGGCAAATTACCCACATCAATGTAGAAAATTCTTCGCTCTGGAGCACGGGATAAACGATAGATAACAAGAGAGTCCTCAATCATGCGGAGTTGGTTTACCGCTTTGATTGCCTTATGTAGGTGAGACAATACCATGTTCTTGTTAAGATCCATGATACCACTATGCACATATGTGATAGAATCAGGAGCAATCTTCAGTCCCTGATTACCACCTGAGGTGTTCTTGAGTCCTCTAGGATTGTAAAGAAAATACTCTGCCTGACGCATTGTCAGAGCTTCGTTAATGTCTTTTGCTGCGATTCTAGGGTTCTTTTCAGTCTCTTTGATTTTACGAATCTTTCTAGGGTCAATATATCTGAGCTCAGTCAGACCACCTCTAGGATTCTTAGGATCAATTACTTTATGAAAAAACAATCTCCCATCAACATACCAGCGACGGAAGATTTCGTAAGATCTATTTTCAAAATCAAGCAACTTGAGGATGTGATCAAACTCCTCACGCATAAGTTTTTTGATTTTTTCTGAAACTTTTACATTAGAGAGTTCCAACTCCACAGGTACATCATCAAAATTACCACAAATAGTCTCGTTAACTACGTCATCTACAGCAGAGTCACACTCTGGTTGTAGAATCATGTCTCTATAACGACCGATGAGTTCGTATTCATTACGAACTACTCCATCAATGTCTACCGTATAACCATAATGAGCACCACCTGTAACGGGATAAGCCCCGTCCAAGTTGTCTTTAGTCACAAAAGAAGGTCCCTTAGGACCTTTTTTCGCTCTATCAATTGAAAAACCGAATAGTTGCGACACGATGTGTATCCTATATTATGATATTATTTAGGGGGTTTCTAGAACCCCCTTTTCCATATTATCCTACAACTCCTTCAGGAATTGCTTGCCAGTATTGAACTTGAAGTTCTACAGTGAATTCTTCAACAGCGTCGTTGCTACCGAAATCAAGATCAATAGCGGAAACGTTGCTTGGGAATACATCAGTGAACTTATAGGATCTAAGGATATTTGCCTTTTCTCCCTTACTTGCGTCACGAGAAAGTTGATGTACGAACATGTCACAGAAGTAACCTGTTGCATCTTGCTCATCACCAAGACCAGTAGTCTGAGTAATGTTCTCGTTTGCGGCTTGGATTTTCTCAACCCAAGTTTCAAAGGCATTTCTGAGCGCGAACTTACTATCGTTCATGATAGTTACAGTCCATGGTTCAAAGGTTCTGTCTCCAGCAATCTTAAGAACACGTCCTCTGAAGGGAACCTCAATGATTCCCATCTGAGCGGAAGGCAAGTTCGCTGCGCGAACAGTGAACTTACCGAGATCCGAAAGACCTGTAGCGTTAGAAATAACCTGAGTTGGAAAAGCGAGGTCTACTTGGAATAGATTAGGTCTCGCAAAATCCGAAACGACGCTTGACTTAAATGCGTCAATAGTGCCTCTTACTGCCATTTTTGTTAGCCTCCTTGCTTAATATTATTTAGATTAACTGGCAATTTCAGAGAACGAGACACCAGTTCTCGTTGCAGTGAATGTCAATGTAATGTAGTTAATCGTGCGTGTTGGCTTCACATAGATTTCAGCGTAGAATTCGCCTCTATCAACAGCATCTGGTGGGTTGTTTTCTTCGTCACACTTGACGAGGAAGTCCGTTACACCACGACGACCTTGAACATCTCTCAAGTATGGCTCAACCAAGTTACGGAAGAGTGAACGAGATGTCTCATCATTCTGTTCAAAGAGTTGTGCCTTAGCAGACTCTCCGATAACTCTTTCAAGAGTCAAGAACAAACGACGTACGTTGATACGATCAAAGGCAGATTGATAACCCAGTGCGGTTTTGTCACCGAAGAGGATTACGCCTTGGCCAGGGAAAGTAACAATAGGGTTAATTCGCTCGGAATATAGTTTGTCTCTTTGATCTTTGTTAGGAGAGTAAGCAAGTTTAATTGCATTTCTCAAAACACCGCGAGAGAAACCTGCAGGAGAGAACCAAGGATCTTGGTTAATACCAGTTTGCAAGCAAAGACCAGCAACATCACCATTGCAAGGGATGTAGCGATAAACGTCAGAATACTTATCGTAGATATACTTGTAACCAGAATCAAGAACAGCGTAAGAAGTTGAACCGATTGATTGGAAATAAGTAAGAATCTTGTTAGTGATTGTATCAGAGTTAGTCTGACCAATAACGTCGGAACGCATTGGAGAGAAGAACGCGATGCAGTCCTTTCTAGAATTTACGATATTGAGGATTGAGTTTGCTTTTGCAAGAGCAGCATCCTTAGTAGCACCAGCAGGTCCACCGAGAATGTAGTCTACATTGATTGACTCAGCATCAGATACAAGGTTGTAAGCGTTGCTGAAATCTGAGGAAGTGTTAGAATAGTCATCAACACCACCAGCGAAAGCAAATTTAATAGAACCACCAGACTTACCACCCACCATGTGACGACCGTTAGGCTCATCATGCACAGACTTGGAAGACTGAATTCTATTGAAGTTTCTGTTAGCGGAAATAGCACCCCAAGCACCAGTTGCAAGAACTGCGTTTACAGGGAACTGATCGTCATCATCAATATGACCACCTTGGTAGATGTACTGAGATGTCTGCTTCAGAACGTTTGCATAGTAGTTGTTTTCTCCAACAGTAGACTTAGCATCGCTAGCCTTAGATACAGAGATAAACTTCTCAAGAAGAGTGTTTGGAGTGCCAGTTAACTGACCATCTCCATCAAGAACGATGATATGCATTTCATCATTCTTACCACCTTTATCAAGACAATAAAGTGAAGTAGAAGGACGTGGAGCGACATTCACCCACTTCTTACCAGGAAGATACTCACGCTCAGGATACTCGTCGCGGACTGAACCAATCACTGCAGCTTCAGCATCAGCATCAGCGATGCTATCTGTTGCAGCGAATGCAGCAGAGTCAGCGTCAAGAACGACGTGAAGTTCTCTTACAACACTTGCAATTGGACCTGTTACAGATCCTTGGACGACTGTCATAGTGTCGTCAATTTTACCAGTAATACCACCAGAAGGGATATCAATCTCTAGTACGCGATCAGTAGGGTTCCAGGAGAGAACAGTAACTGTCTGATCAGCGCCACCGATTTCAATCGTTGTACCTGCGTCAGCACCAATAAATGCCCAATCCACTCCACCATCATTGGCAAGGCCAGATGTGTGAGTAGGTGCAGAAGCACCAGATGTACCAGCACCTTGTGCTTGGTAGATGTTACCACCGTTGGTTACTCTGTCAAACTTACTGTAGTAAGCAGCAGTAGACCAAGCGGGTTCGTCTGGGATAAAGTCCCCATTTACAGTTGACTCAAGTGTCAACTTTACTGAATAGCGGAATACTTTACCGCCTTTGTTACCAGAGACAACTGCACCTGCTCTAACGAATCTATAGTCATCAGTACCTGCGGGAGCGTTCAAAGTTAAAATTTGATCGGCACCAGCGTCTGTGACAAAGACTCTAAGAGAGTTTCCATAACTACCAGGTGATTGTGTTGCAAATACCCAGTTGTTACTACCACCCTCATACGCGGTTTCGTAGTTCTGTAGATTTTTAATCTTTACTGCAGCAGAATTACTGACTGCATTTTTTAAGTTCGTGCCATCAGCACGGATAGTTTTGAGAGTACCGCCATAGCTCAAAAATTGAGCGGCTGTAAACCAAAATTCGTAATTAGTATCATTCGGTTTGCCAAAGGTAGAGATGAGATTTCTCTCATTGTTGATGTCAACAACCTGTTCTACAGGTCCTCTTTCAAAGGGAGCAGCGAGCGCACCAATATTAGCCAGTGCTACTGAACTAACTGTGGTAAAGTCTCTCTCCTGAATAATAACACCTGGCGATAACTGTGACGCTGCCATGTTTTTTACACTCCTATAGAATACTGTTTCAGTTTTCTAAAAATATTTATAAAAACCTAGTCTTACAAATCACCGATACTCCCACATATACGCACGATCTCCGTATTCATCGGTATGCCAAACGTCTCCATCCGCATCTTTGAACGTATCTTCCTCTAATCCATCGGATATAAAACCGAACGGTGCCATATCCTGCTCAATATTTTCGCGCTGATCATCATAAATCCTTTGACGAACATCGGTGTCGTTCATCTCTCTAAAATAATCTTGAAGAGCTAACCAAGAGAAAATAACTAGGCACATAGCCAAGTCATCATTACATCCCTCTTCTGCTTCAAATGATTGTCCTTTCTGAATAAATGTAGTTAATTCAGATATAATATCGTAATCACTAACAATTAACTTATCTTCTTCAATTAGAGCTTTTAAGTTTGAGCATCCTACTTTCTTTACAGCAGTGCTCATCTTTACACCCATCTGAGTTTTCTTCCCAGAGAAACCTTGACCGACAACCTGACCAGAACGTCCACGCATACTGGCCATTAGTAGATTGTCATATTCAAGATCAAAGTGTATAATATCCGCAACCTGTCCGCCTACGTCATTGACTTCAACTAGAATAAATGCACCGTTATAATGTCTGGCAACATCTACGATAACATTCGGAAACAGGATGGGTTTGATTGTATTGTTCTTATACTTCGCTACCATTTTATATGGTAATGTAGTCGTATCTATCACCACAAATGCGGAGTAGTCATTTGATACTCCCCTCGCTACGTCACATGCCATGACGTATTGGTGATTTGGTTTTGATTCCTCAAATACATCTAATCCAGCAGACTGTTTTAGAGGATCCTCATACGCCATCACTTTTAATTTTGATGGGGCAATAAGAGTATCAACAGATCCTAAGAACTCACATTCAAATTCAACTTTGAATTGTGATTCTGATGTATTTGCAATTGTTTGCGCTTTCCATTTATCATCTCTACCTGGTATCTCAGACCAATGAACTTCCGTGTTCACATATTCATTCTTTCCGCGTTCTGAATCATGCCACAATTTGTAGAACATGTTCATCCCGTGTGGTGTGGAGATGATAATAACCTTGGTAGATTTACCAGATGAAATAGTAGGATATACAGAGGAGAAGAACTCATCTGCAATATGATTAGGAACGAACGCAAACTCATCTAAGAAGATGACATTGAATGACATACCCCTGACAGCACTACTAGATGTAGATGCTGCCATGATCTTAGAACCATTCTCTAGTTCTAACGATCCTCGGTTCCATTGGATGATCCCTTGTTGGAGCCATTTCGGTAAGTGTTCGTACGACTTCTGGAGCCTTTGTAGCATTTCCCGCGACGTTGCCGCTTTGTTGGCAAGAATTGCGACATTAACCTCCTGATTAAAAAGCGTGTACCATAAAAGGTAACTCGTAACAATAGTGGACTTGCCAGATTGACGTGGTAGTTTCGCAATGTTAAACCTATTGTCGTGGAATTTATGTACCATTTCCGTTTGGAAATCATACATGTCAAATGGTACTAAACCTTTATCAAGTGAAACGATCTTCACATATGTTTTAATGAAGTACACGGGATCTTCCGAGCACTTCAAAAACTCAGCAATCTGAGCCTCAGTCCACTCATTAGGAACGTTTGCTTTCTTTAGATTGGGATTGCCTAGATATACTTCGTTATTCGCCATAACTCATAGGGAAAGGTCTAGTATTTGGTTTGCACATTTCAGCGTGTTGAAGCATTTCTTCTTCTTGACCAGGTGTGTATTGGAATACAGCACTGAATCGTGCAACTCCCTCATGATTTCTATTTGGCGCTTTTGCACCATGAGGGATTGATCCTGGAAAGATTACTAATCTACCAGGTTTAGGGATGATGGCATCTGTGATTTCTCCGTCACGAACAAACACACTTTCAGAACCCCATGCTTCACTCCATTTAGTATTGGGATAAACCATAAAGCTTAGAGCATCTTCCTGCTCACCATCAATATGTAAGTTCGGACTGTCTCCAAATCGGAAACAATTATATACTACTCTATGAAAATTTGGAACGGGGACACCAGATCGTTCCTTAAAAACTCTCATACAAAACTGTTCAAACTCACCGAAGTTTGGTAGGTCAATAACTTGACCCAATGAATACTGGGTAAGACTTTGTTCAGGATCGTCAAAGATTAACTGCCACCCATCAAATAAGGTAAAGTAATCTTCCATCCATTGAATTTCATCTTTAGTAAATATGTCATCAATGACAATTACTTGTTCACGTTTAATTAGCTTCATAAAATGTGTATTCAGTTAACATAGCAAAGAGTTTGTGTTTCAAGAGTTTCAAATATTCTTGTTCTTCGGGGGGTCTAGCGGGTGAACCTGGCCAAACTTCTAGAGAATAACATACATGATTATAGAGTAGTCGGATTTCTCCAACACCCATATTCATGGTCATGTACCATTCTCCCTCGTAAGGGAAAAAGTCTTCTCCAAAGTCAAACTCGTCATTCATCGGTTAGCGTACCATAGGTACGACGGATTTCTCGTAGTTCTTCAAAGTTTTTCTGTTTCGTACCTCCATCATATGCCCATGCATATCCTTCAGTAATCATCATTTCATTGAGGGACAACTCGGAGTCTCCGATGTAACACCATCCCAATAACCTCCCGTACTTCCCGACACCGCCATCCAACTCAGTACGGATAACGAGATCGTCATCACCATCAATAGCTCCTTCAAGTTTATCTTTGAGCCAATTTGTCGCATCAATTCCAAGTGCTTTTTCCTCTAAATCACGAGTTCTCTTTTCAGGAGTATCAACTCCAGCGATACGAACTCTTTCTTTTTTGTATAGGTCAAATCCTAGATCAATAGTAACATCAATAGTGTCACCATCAACTACTCTGTTGATCTCTATTACTCGGAAGTTGTAACAACTCTTCCGACTTGGGGGTGTCATTGCTCCCATCGTTTAATTCCTTGAAGGCCATCTTCATTATATAGACGATATACCAAGTTACCATTATGAGAAGGATGACTATCATCCATATAACACCCCATACTACCATAGCGATTTGACTACCAGAATCACAACACCAACCATTGCCAAACGACCATTCCATCGTTCAGCAAATCTCCAGTAACTGTGATCCCAATCAATCATTTCGGTAGTTTATCTAATACTTGTTGTACTATTTGATCTAGTAAGTTCACGTCAAGAGACATGAATGGTGGAATAATTCCTAACATTCTTAGTAATCCATCCACAAATAATGCGAGAGTTGTAAACCCTAGGATCATACTGATCACAGTAGCATCTCTATTATGCTTCGCCATGGAAGCATCATCAATTTTCTTTGCTTCTGCCAAAGCATATTGAACTGCATTATCTATCAACTCATCCACTTCCTTAGCAGTGTAATAAGTCTTCAATGAAAACAGATCATTTTTGTTTTGGGATAGGGTCATTCTTCTCCTTTTGTTAAATCGGTAGAGGCTTTTATCATGCCATCAATAAATCCTGCACGATACTCCCAAGTTTGTCCACCTTCCATGCCTTTCATAGGATTAATGCATTCAGCATTACCATACTTATTACAAACAAGTCCAGCAAGATCTAACTCACTGGACTCGGCGGATGCACCTGTTCCTCTCCAAATATGTTGCCCGTTTATCCATGTAGCACCACAATGAGTGCATTCTTTTCGTTCCAGTTTGAAATCTGAAAATTGTTCCATAGGTAAAAGGATCCCACGAGGGTACGTTCAACATTATACAAAGTATTTAACAATATTGCAAGTTACAATCTATTAAGATTGTATCGGTTCTAGCAATTCCACGCTCTGAGTGACTTGTTTATTCTGGAATCAGGATCTGAAGCAGTTTTTTTAGAGGTTAACTTCTTTTTCATTCCCTTCATTCTAGCGCAGAAAGATGCCCGACGGGGATTTCCAACCTTCTTGCTTGGAGCTTTAAGGTCGCTGCCAGGATTTTCTCTTTCGTAAGACTTTCGTCCCTTCTCATTAAGTCCTCCTGATTCATTTTTCCCTGATTTCTTTGTCCATGCTGCTGACTCATTTGTAGTCTCTTCCTTTTTGACGCAGCGGTTGTACGTTTTACCGAAAAGTTTTTGTGTACCTTTTTTCTCGTAACCTTTCCAACACTTCTTTGCTTCTTCCTGAAATGTTTGGAATGGTTTTCCATTAAATTCTTCTTTTTTAGTGCTGTTTCCCCAGTTTTTAGCACCTTTCTTTCGGCATTTGACTAGTGCTCCGCTGGCATACGCACTAGGCCAAACCTTATAACGAGACTTTACCTTATGGTAACAAGCATCCTTCTCTCCCTCGTTCAGGTCTTTCTTCCCATAATCTCCTTGGGCGTTAGGTTTACCAGTCTTTTTCTTGGCGACAGCTCTCTTAGAACCATCGGCATTTCTAAAGTCTTGAGGATAAGTTGCTTCTGTTTTCACGTTAATAGCCTTTCCAGATCTATTAGGGTTGGGGTCTTTACGATTCTTTCTGCGGAACGCTCTTTCTTCTTCATCTTTATTGAGGTCGCGCTTCATTTTTGAAGAACCGCACTTGGGTTTTGTTGTTTGTCCAGGTTGTTTGGCACAGGGTTTTCCTGCATATTTACCACCGAGCTGAACCCAGCCAGGCTTGCCATCACTAGAACGACTCTTGCCAAACCAGTCACGGAGAGAATTATCACCGCTTTTGTTTTCAAGTTGAGTTTCTTGTTCTTCATTACCAATGGGTTTATTACGTCCTTTTTCTACATCACTCCAACGTGCGTAGAGAGGACCATTATAATTTCCTGCAAATGTTGATTCTTTAGTCACTTTCTTTTCAGGTAATCCTTTATGTTTAGTAGATGCAAATTTCTTTACATCTTTCATTTTCATGCTGGCAGCAGCTCTTTGAACCGATGGCGTCGCTTCCCCTTTGAGAGAACCTTTTTGAGCCGCTCTAACAATCCCGAAGAATCGTTGTTGTTTTTTGCTGACTGCTGGCATCCGTCATCCTCCGACGACTTGGATTTCTTCAACGACAAGAGCTTGTCCTCCTGCTGTAATTTTAACGCAACGTTTTACGATTGCTTGTTTGCCTGACGCATAAGTATAGTCTGCTGATGCAGAACTAGAATCAATATCAGTGGAAATAGTTGTACCTGTTGCAGCAGTTACTTTTTTACCTACAGTGCCTGCAGATAGGAAGTTGCTGTCAATAGTAGGAGATGTACCATTGTCTTCTACAGCAATGAAATCATCAACTGAGAATGGATGGGTATCTGCTACTTGCCCTACATTATAACCTAATTGGTAGTCACCTGTGGAATCAGAGACTGCCTTTGCAATTTTTGCTTGACCAGGTTTTGCCCCTTTAAGCAAGAGAGGTTGATCTTGCAATACAGTGATTGCAGGTCCTCCATTGAAGGATACAGTAGAGTCACCAGCAGTTGCAAGGACGCGATAGTATCCAGTCTGGACAACCTGATACTCCGTCGCAGATCCTGCGATAGCGTTGGTGCTAAGTACATTTAATACTGACATGTCGTGTCGTGTTAATTCGTGTCAGTATTATTTATCTCTTTTTGTTGCTTAAGTAATTTCTGTAGTTCTGAACTTGTGCCAACAAACAATGCATTTGTAACATTGTTAGGACCTTTTTTCTCTTCAGCATCAAGATCTTTCATCTTCTTCTGTAGATCAATTAACTTATCTGCAACGTCTGCAACGTGTTTAATTAACTGACCTGCAACTTCATATGCACGAGGATGATCTGATGCCCGTGCCACATCTAATATACCGTCTACTGCCTCCTGACCCTTCATTACAAGACTGTTTAATTGAGCACGAGAATACTCATAATCTTGCTTGACATCTTGTGTCTCTGATTTTTTTACATCAGGTTTTTTGATTTCATCTTTAGTTTCAATCGCTTTCTGAAGTTCAGAAGGTTCAGTACCAAAGACTTCATTCAATCCATCAAATGCGCTCATGATTTACGCTTCCTTTTATTTTCTTTAAGAAGATACTCTAACTGAACTCCCTTAAATTCTAAGGCAATTCTTTTAGTTTCAGTCATCTCTTCACTATAAAAGATTACTCTAGTATCCATTATGTTTGTGTCGCCACTCATTCATCTACTCCTGAAACTGGATTACGTTGTTTACCGTCATCAAAGTATTCTAAGGTTTCTCCAAACCCAAAGTCGTCATCAGCATCTGCCGTGATAGGGTCGGGGACAACAGTGTATCTAACTTCTCTCGGTGCCGTAGCAACGTTAGTAGAAGTATAAGCGTCGGCAATGACTTTGGTGATAGTAGAGCTCTCGCTGATTGGTCCATAAACATAGGTCTTTGCTGTGAATGTTAAAGTATAGATGATTGCTCTGCGTTGTGCGAAGTTTCCTTCGTAATCATCTTCATACCCCACACTATTAAGTATAACAGGAACATCCTTGGTTTCATTCAAATCAGGCACCAACTTCATAGGAAGATTATATGAAGGTTGGAAGTTGCAGAGAATTTGCTCTAAAATTTCCAAACCATCTTCCTGATTCTTAGAGATGATTGCTAACTCAAACCCGATATTATATGGTACGGGCATGAAAGAAGTTTTACTCTTGTCAGTTGTACTTACTACGGTTACTTTTTGTGTAGGTGCTACCTTTCTAGTACCATCATATTCAATTGAATTAATCTCAAAAGAGATTCTTGGCAGAGTAATTTGTACCCTTTTGTTAGTAGGGTCTGCCATTTGTTCTAGACGAGCTAGAAATTTCTGTTTAGGACCATAGGCAAGAGGTACTTTCATAACCTCATCGTCCTTTTTAATCTCAATATTATTAAAGAGAGTACCAAAGGCAACTACAGTTTTACGAAAGATTTCGTGATAGCTATATTTTCCTAACATCAGATTGTAGTATCAGTAGTAGATGCAAACGTTCCGAAAGGATTTCCTTCTGTGAAATCAAGAATGTCATCATCCTGCGTCTCAAAATCGTAGTTTTGATCAACTTCGGAGTTCACATTATTTAGGGTATTATAAGATGCAGATGTCCATGCTGCTCCAGATGTCTGTCCAGTAACGGTTTCTGGGATTGTAAAGATACCTGTACGGTTGTAAACTTGTAACTGCCTGTTGGCAGAATCCCATGCTTTGACTTCTGCGGTTACGTTGGAAGTGCCTCCTGCGACAACTTCTCCAACAGTGAAATCGCCAGTACCACCCACTGCAAAATTAACAGTGATAGCATTGGCGAATGTAGTTTCAATGGCATCAATGTCAGCGACACCAGTGTTAAGTTCCTCGTCACTGTACTCAAAGAGTTCACATTGACATTCCCAAACGTATCCTTTACCTAACTGGTAGAAAGGACGTTCAACTTCTACGAACTTAATTTCAAATAAATGCTTGGTAATAGGGAACCAAATTAAATCCCCTTCATTCGGACGACCCTCTACATTTAAGGTCGCATTGTCGTCCACTTTTTCTTCAAACTTTGCACGGGAGAAGATAAACGTTGTTTTGTCTTCAACACGAATTCCGAATTTGCTAAGTAATTCGCCTTGTCCTTCCCATCCTTCAACATTATTGACGTAGGCTCTAACTTGAAGTGCTTGATTAAACTCGCTACTCTCAACTTCATTAAGGATAGTGTCTTTGTTGACATAGGTTCTAGGGAGATAATAAATGTTTTGTCCGTAGATTTCAATACTTTCTACGATTAAATTTTCAATAAACTTTTGTTCTTGCGCTGATCCATTAACATTAATTCTACAGGCAGAATTGTAGTCTGACTGTACGCAATCTGATGGAGTGGGATTAGAATATGACATATTATCCTATGAGATCCATTGGAGGAAGTTCGTAAGTCTTACGCACTTCTTCTTCTAATTGTACTTTCCTAGTAGAAGCATCTTCTAGGATTTGACGACCGTTAAGCGTAACTCCGCCAAGCATTTGAATACCATCATATTTACTTAGATTACGTCCCCATTGCTGCATAAACAATGCTTCGCAGTAATCTTTTAACCAATTGTCATTGTATGCGCTGGTATGAATTTCTGGGTCAGTTCTCATGATACAGTCTACCATGATGTAATTACCAACTTGCAATTCATCCCAAGAGAAATCAAGATGCAATTCATTCTCAACTTTATTATAACGTATTCTTCTGTGAGCGCGAGAGTTTGTTACCCAATCTAGGGTTTCAAGATATTGCGACACCATGAAGTAATGCAAGATATTGTGATTTGTGAATGAGTAGATATCATTCAAGAAAATCTGATACTTGATATTAAACATGTTTGCAGGAACTACGCTACTGCTAGACAAGTTTGCATATACCTGATTAACCGCTACGACACCTGGTGGGAGATCCACCTTCAAATTGTTTATAGACCAGTCAGTTCCCGTAATAGATGTAGCACTTCCAGCAGCAGTTTTGATTGCTTCAGTAACTTCAATCTTGATTAGTTCTGTATTAGAACCATCGTAATGATATTCCTGCCAAAAATCAATTGCTTCTTCTATTAGATCATCCAACTGCTCATCACACACATTAATGTCAATGGCAGGATATCCTAACCTACGAAGAGCATATGCCTTCAGTTCTGCTTTAGTAGCGGGTCTTGTTGCTGACATGAGTTATCAGGAGAATGAGGAGATAGTTAGAGTAGTAACGTCATTTGCACTGACGACTTCTCCTTTCTTGAAGAATCCGTCAACATTATCAACAGTAATTGCAGTAGCACCGAGAGCACTGATTCTTGCTGTAGTACCAGATGTAGCACCAGTGACAGTTGCACCAACTTCCATCTCAGTAACGTCACTAAGTGCGAATGTTGCATTAGTAAACACCTGAGAGATATCAATGGTTGCGTTACCAGCATGGACACTTCCAATAACGAATGTTGCATCACCATTACCACCTGAAACGGTGATAACATCACTAGCGGTATATCCATGACCACCGCCAACGATAGAGAGTCCTGTAATAGCACCAGTTCCTGCATCAACAGTGTCAATAGAAACTGTTAGACCTGATCCAGTGCCTCCTGTGGTAGCTACGAGACTGTCAACACTATATCCAGTACCAGGAACATCAATAGTTGCACTGGCAGCACCGTTGTTCACGATGGTGATTGTCTCACCATTTGCATATCCAGTTCCTGCCGCGGCCACAGTCACGTTAGTAACGTTACCAGAACCAGCAGTAAAGTTAACTCTCAATCCAGTTCCGCTACCACCAGTGGTTGCCACATTGTTAGTAGAAACGTAGTTAGTACCAGCAGAAAGAGATCCAAAGTTAAATGCATTTACACCACCAGCGTTCGGGTTAGTGATGGTGATAGTGTCAGAGGTTGTGTAATTTGTACCAGGTGTATTAATGGCAAGTCCAGTAATCGCACCAGCAGATGTTGTGAGATCCACAGTCAAACTAGTTCCACTACCTCCACTAGTTGCAAGACCAGTAGAGTTACTAAATCCACCAATACCGTTGTTTTGAATAGCACCGATTGCAACAACAGCACCAGGTGTTGGGTCTCCAGAAAGATTCAACGTTAGTGTGGTAGAAGTTGCAAGGTTGGTGAGCATTGCTCTAAGTTGCTCGTATGCATTATCAAGTTTTGCTTGTACTCTCGCTTCTGTGTAATATTGATTAGTTCCCTCAGCAAGTTCAGTTGTAGTCTTGTTAGCAAGACTGAGGTTTGCGCCAGTCTGTAAATTAACTCTAGCGTCAGCGCGAGCATTTGTATAGTAAATATTGGTAGATCCTTCAGAAAGATCGTCAGTATCATGGTTACTAATATCAGAAACTGTACCAGTCACATCACCAGTAACGTCACCAGTCAAGTTTGCAGTGATAGTTCCTGCTGAGAAGTTACCAGACGCATCACGAAGAACGAGATTAGATGCGCTATTAGTAGATGCAGACTGAATGTTGATTGTAGGATTGCCAGAAACACCATCACCATTAGTGATTGTAATACCAGCACCAGACTTGGTAAGTGTACGTTGTGCGTAAGTATTTCCTGCAGTTCTGGTAACCATACCAGTGCCAGACATAGCTGCTAGAGCAGCCACATCAGCGTCAACAAATGAAGTTGTGATAGATACGTCTGAAGTACCATCAAACGATACAGTACCAGAAACAACGCCAGCAACTGCAATGTTTCTTGCAGTTTCAAGAGCAGTTGCGGTAGAAGAGTTACCAACCAGAGCAGCAGTGATAGTTCCAGCAGCAAAGTTACCAGAGGAATCACGAGCAACAACTGTAGATACTGTATTAGTAGCAGCAGTTGTCATTCCATCTAAGAGATCTGCGTTAAGATTAGTGACCTTAGAAGTAGAGTTAACTACGAAAGGAGCACCAGATGTCTTAGTAGATGTAATTACACCGTCAACGGTTAGAGTTCCGTCAATGTTCGCATTATTATCAACGTCAAGTGCAGTACCAGAACCAGTAAGGTTTAATGTACCTGCTTGTAAAGAACCATCAGTACCAGAGAATACTTCACTAGAGTTTGTGGCATTGACAAGGAATCTAAACTTCTCTAGGTTGTTATCAAATCCAATGAATCCGAGTCTTGCTTGAGTATCGTAATATCTAAATTCAATACCACGGTCTTTATTATCATCAGATACTGGAGCGGTATCTCCACCCAGTGTCATGATAGGATCATCCAGTGTGACCGTAGTGCTATTAACGGTTGTAGTTGTACCATTAACAGTTAAGTTACCACCGACTACCAAGTCATTTCTCAAGGTAGCATCACCAGTAGCAACTTCTACAAGGAAACTATTAAGACCACCAGAATTATCATAAACGGTGAAGTCTCCACCAGTCATCAAGTTTTTGTTAATTCTCGCACCACCAGTAACTTTAAGAGCAACTGTAGTGTCAGCAAAACTAGTAACTTGGTTTCCATTACTAATAGTAAGGTTGCCAGAAATATCTGCTGCAGCATTAATGTCAAGATCAGAACTAAACTCAGCAGTTCCATAGAATCTTGTAGCACCGCCTACAGCAAGTTTCTTATCAATACCTACACCACCGTCAATTCTTACAGCACCATCGGCACTATAAGATACGTTGGTAATATTTTGATCAGTATTATTTTCAAACGTTGTAATACCAGCAACGTTAAGAGTATTATTAAGGTCAGTTGCTTGGGAAACTGTAAGAGTACCAATAACAGAGGTGTTACCATTATCAGTATCAATAGTAAATCTATCTGCAGAACTACCATTCTGAACCTTAAAGAATTCATTAGATGCTTGTACAATCAGAGAATCATTGATAGTTGTCTGACCTTGAACAACTAAAGTTCCATCAGTTGCAACGTTACCAGAACCATTCTCAATAGTAAACTTATCAGTTGTACCTGATCTAACTGCAAAGTTATTATCAATATCTACAGTTCCGTTGAATTCAGAATTACCTTGTACTGTAAGTGTCTGGTCAAAGGTAACAGCATTGCTAACATCTAAGGTGTTAGTGATTTCAGTTGCACCGTTAACATCCAGAGTACCTTGGATATCTGTGTTACCAGTTACATTGTCAACAAAGAACTTGTCAGTAGTTCCGTTTCTAACAGCAAAGTCTGCGTCAACATCAAGAGTACCATTGAAGTTTGTATTATTTTCAACAAGTAATGTACCCTGAATAGTTGTATTACCACTCTCACCTAGAACTTGGAACTTAACACTATCATTATTGTTTAATTTACCAATGTAAAGATCGTCACCAATATGGAGATCGGTTTGAATACCAGCACCACCGAATACTCTTAGGTTTGAACTATTATGAGAAGCGTAACTAGGAGTCAGTGCTTGAATATTACCAACCTGTAATTTACGACGAACTCTCAGGAAGTTTTGCTCGTTAAATGTTTCAGTAGAATCGTCTCTCTGAAGAATAGTACCGTTGATAACAACGTCACTATCAAACATGAAGTCACCAGCAACGTAACCACCACCATCAAATCGGAATGCACCGTAGTCATTGGATTGAATTTCCCAAAGACCTGTAGAACCATTCTTCGCCCATGTAGGTTCGTTAGTATCTTCAAAGTATACAGTGTTTGATACATTCAGTGTGCTGTTCAGATCAAGACCAGCACTCATCGTAGTACCTTGTGTTACTGCAAGAGTACCAGCGATAGAAGTATTACCTGAGGCAGCAACAACGTTAAACTTGTTAGAGTTAACGTTAAAGTTACCAGTTACATCTAAGATACCTGCAAGAGAACCATTACCAGTTGTAGATTGAAACTCAATCTTAGTAGTTCCAGATCCATTATTAAGTTGCAGAGTCTTAGAAGCACCCTGTAAAACTACGTTATCATCAAAACGAGATGTACCATGAGTACGGAAGTTAGTATCAATATCAACTGAACCACCGATATTAA